GTATTTGATACTTGCCACGCTCTTTCATTGCACGTGAAGTAAAGATACCAAACACATTATCTGCTGTGTTAATCTTGGAAATACCACCCGAGATATGCGAGTGATCAAATTCAATTTCTTCCACAGCTGATCGATTTAACTGACTTGCAGTTACCATTAGGATGCCCAGCTCTTTGGCCAAGTTGCGCAGTTCTTCACTCACATACTTGTCCTTCACAAACAAGTCATTGGGGCTGACTTTGGCGCTAACTGGCATGAGCAAATCCAAGTAGTCAATCATCACAAAGTCCACCCGCTTGCCTGTCTGAATTTGATACTCTTTCAAATAAGCACGGATGTCATTGATGTTTGATTGTGCTGGCAGGCCTTTCACTTGATAGTTGCCCGACTTCTTGGACACCAGTTTGACCTTGAGTTCTGTGGTGTCTATGTCCTTGCGAATGTCTTTAGTGCTCATGTTGGTTAACATGGCATCTGTTCGCAAACTTGTTAGTTCTTCTGAAAGTTCTAGTGTGATATACACACCACTGAGTCCTTGCTGTAGCCAGTTAAGCGCGATGTTCATCATGACCAAGCTCTTACCTGAGCCCGACCCACCTGCAAAGATGTTGAGTTCGCCGCGACTGAATCCACCATACAGCAATCTATCCAGTTGCGGCCAGCCTGTACTTACTTGCCCACCTGAGTTGAAGTATTTCTCAATGCGAGCCTTAGGATCAGCAAAGTAGTCTGTGCCCATGTCCTTAGTGAGTGATATTTGCACTGCATCTTTGATGAGCTTTTCAACTGGATCATATTCACCTTTTTCCAACAAGTCAGCGGCTTTTAAAATAGCACGTTCTAGTTCTTGGCGTCGAGTAAATGCTTCAAACTCACCCATGAACCAGTCAAAGTGTCCTTCGTTCAAGTCAGGAACTGCTTGTAACTTGATACCAGTGGTGGCTGAAATCTGCATGCGGTCCGGCAGGGTCTTGTGCTTGTCTGAGTGTTCTTTGATAAACTCAGCCGCAGGTCTCAAACTTTTATCAAAGTTTTGCGGATTGTAGATGTTTTGAACACGCACATAGCTCTGTGCATCTTCCAACATCATTTCTAGAAATAACCGCTGAACGTCAAGTCCGTATTCTTTTAACAAGTTGTTTTTTCCTTAGTTCTATTTTGATCTTACTGGTTTCTCTAGCTGCCATAATAGTTAGCAAGGTGCCTACACGCCCTAGCACAATCACAGCATCATTAACATCTTTACAGCCTTCTGGCCACTCGGGTATACTTACCGCCCATCCCAGTTCCACAGCACGATCTACCAGTTCCATTCCTGCCAGGTCTTGATCAGGCACCACAGTTATATCTCTACCCAGATTACGTATCAGTCGAGCCTGTGCATCACTTATGGTGTTGTGCATGACCGCTACACCACCGATGCTGAGTGCATCAAATATGCCTTCTGTCACAATCACATTGGTCCAGTCTTTGTGCTGTAAGTCTGTACCAAACACATAGCCTGGTTGACTGTCTGAAATGAACTTGGGTTGACGGTTGTCTAAAAATCTACAAGTGTATCCTACAATTTTGTTTTCGTATGTGAATGGGACGACCACATGTGGGCGTGTCCAATGAATGCCATCATTTTGCGTCTGCACCATCATAGGAAAGTCGTTAGGCACACGTCTACCCTGCACATAGTCCCAATGCAATGAGTGCTCAGGTGTTAGTAGCTCAGCAAATGGTGGCAGGTCTCGTTCTTCAAATGTAATGCCAGCCAAGTGATTCCATGCCTGTTGCCGATCTTCTAGTATGCCGTGTATGCTACGATGACGCAGACTTTCAAGATTGAGCATTTCAATTTCGTTGTCTGGCACACCCATCCACCCCAGCAGTCTACGAGCTTTGACACTTAAGGTACGCCCCATGATAAAACTAGCTGTGTATGAACAATTGAAACAGTGATAACTCCATCCTGCTTCGGCAGCTTTGAGTCCGGCACGGCCTCTTGTGTCTCTGGTACTGCCGTTATGCTGACAGCAAACCGCATTGAAACTTAACCAACCAGATGGTGTGGGTTTTCTTTTTGCAGGTAGATACGCAAGGATGTCAAGCATCTATACAGTATAGCAGATCAGCCGGACTAGATCAACGATATTGGAGATTAGTAATATAACCAGTTGAAATCAACACCTGCGCACAAACAGTGCCTTGGTATTGCAATGGCAAATATCCAGACCCACCGTTTGTGACAGTGATTGCACCAATTTGGCCATTGCCCACTGACGTCACAATGGCTTCGGCGCCTGCACCGTCACCTAATATTTGTACTTTGGGCGGTGCTACATAACCTTGGCCACCATTGGTCACATTGATGGCAGTGACCACTCCGTTGGTTACTACGGCTGTGGCTTGAGCTTGTGATCCTTGACTGTTGTTGAAGGCAGCACGAATCAATGGATGGAATCCTACCACATTAAAATACTGGGTGGAAGTTTCATTATAAAATTGTGTACTACTGGTAACATCGTACCAAACTGATTCGTAGGTTTCAGCGGCTTGGAATTTGACTGTTCCGGTAAAGTGATCCAAGTCCATTTTGACTGTGGTTAGACTTTGGCCATTTGTGGGCATGTGACTTGAAAAGAATTCTGTAAGTTGAGTAGTATTCACGGGTTGTGGGTACAATGCCCAGTCTGGCCAGTTTGTGGGACCTGGTACCAATTGTTGTGCTTTGCCGTAGATTGTGGGGATGGTCAACATTTCACTGGGCACAAATGCAGGCAGCACACTATTCACAATGTTGCAATCAGCTCTAGCACCTGAATTGGCATCCACATACGCCGCTTGCACATAGTCTCCTGCTGTGCGCTGTATGCTGTAGCTGCCGGGCTGTGCTGTGATGTTGATGGTGTCTTCGTTGTCCAGTACCACTTTTACTCTGCCTAGTGTGGCGCTGAGTGTGACCATGGGTTTTTCGACTAGCAACTGATCACCAGTTTGATTCATCAATCTAAACACAAAAGAGCTGCCTGTGATGTTTACGGGTTTTTCCTCTTGATTGATAAATTCAAACAGTAGAACATTGTCTACGCCTTTGTTAACGGTTAATTGTTTTGCATACACTGGGTCGTACCTCGCTGTGAAATATCCACCACTGGTGTCAACTAACAAGACTTTGGTAATTTGCTGGTATAAGTAAACGGTGGTTGAATACATAGGATCCTCGAACAATATTTATGGGTAATGATATCTTTCAAAAGCTGGCGGTGAAATACCCGTTTATAACTCTGTGCGTTTACGCCAATGAAGAATATGTAGGTGTGGTGCAAAACAAAGACGATGCTGTCACTACCATCTATGATTTTGGTGCTGTACTAACACAAGATGCCAAGCTAGAATACCTGGAATTAGCAGCCACTTGGTGGTGGGAAAGCAATAGAAGCATACCTATAAACATCTTTTTGCGTGGTGAGTGGGACAAGTTTCGTCCCACCTTGCGCACATTTTCCAACAAAGATCTTGAAATTTTACACGGACCAGCTTGCAGTTTGATGGACATTGCTCGCAAGAAAACCAAGCGAAAATCAATCACGCTGGTGCGACGTCTTGATTGAGTAGATTCATGTGTAGGGCTACTAAAGCCGCGTAGGAAACTGCGTGGCTTTTCTTAAATGTGTATCCACGTGAATCATCCCCGTTCCATACTTCAGCAAACACTTCTGGCCACAGGCGATTTTGCAAGTGTGCTTTGCCTGGACGAATAACTGAAATAAACGCTGCCATTCTGGGTATTGAGTCTGGTTTCATTGACGCCATCAAGTCTATATAGTTTCCCACATGCACCAACTGCTTGGTCCAGGTTGTGTCGGTCCATAGTCTACTCCATGGTGGTGTTGCTGCCAACATTTCTGCATAGTGTACAGGATCACGGATCAACTGATACACACTCATGTTCAACAGGTCTATCTTGAAGTATCCACGCTGTTCTGCCGACTCATAGTCTATGGCTGCACAGCCATTGGGTATGTCTCTAGGAATGTCTGTAACGTAAATGCCTGAATTGTGCTTACGCACTTGACCTTGATGCAGTTGCCGTGCGGCAGTGTGCTGGATCAGTTTCAGCACAGCCGTTCTATCCGGCACATCAATGTCAATGTCTGCGCTCATTTTGAATCAGTGTCACAAAGTGCAGTCACAACTTGCAGTTTCTCGCGGGCCAGTTGAACTGCTGCCAAGGCATCTGCTACTGTGGGATGCTTGGCTGCCAAGGCAGCAATGCGCCATTCTTCATCACGTTTGGCTCGTGCCCAATCTAACAGGGTTTCGGCGTCTGATGAGAGTGAAATCATAGGATGTGATGAGTGAAGCTGTTGCCAGGAGTTGCCATCATTAATTTCCAAACAGTTCATGCTGGCGCTCCATCGCACCATGCCTGCACCGCTGGCACCTGGACTGATGTATGGATTGGTGTTCATGCCACCAGA